AGATATCACTATGACGATCTATGCGGATGGCTATTGAAGCAAGAAGAAAAGATGGACTTGTCTTCAAAGGAGAAATGGCACGTAGTAAGCATTCCAGCATGGATAGACGAGAAATCAAGCAAGCTATTAGGCTTGCCTGTAGGTTCAAGTTATTTTCCTGAATGGAAGTCTGATGACGTATTGAGACTTGACGAGTTGGAAATTAGAGCTACCAACGGCTCTAAGTACTGGGAAAGTCTTTACATGCAGAATCCAACACCTGACGAAGGTGGTATAATCAAAAAGGATTGGTTACAATGGTGGGACTTCGACGATCCTCCAGTATGCGATTTTGTCATTCAAACTTACGATACTGCATTCTCAACCAAGACTACAGCAGACTTCTCAGTAGTACAGACTTGGGGCATCTTCGGTACAATGGACGAAGACTCGGAACAGTACGTAAGCAATCTGATTCTGTTAGGAAACGTAAAGGGAAGATACGAATATCCAGAATTGAGAAGAATAGCTCAAGAGCAGTACAAAACTCACAGACCGGATATTTGCGTAGTAGAAAAGAAGGCTAGTGGACAGTCGCTAATTCAAGACATGAGAAGAGGAGGTCTTCCAGTTCTGGAGTATAATCCAGATAAGGACAAGACGACAAGACTGTACGCAGCATCTCCAATGTTTGAATCTGGCAGAATCTGGTTGCCTAAGTACAAAAGCTGGGCTAACGATCTGGCTGACGAACTTACGACATTTCCTTATGCACCGCACGACGATCAGGTAGATGCTTGCTCAATGGCAGTACACTACGTAAAGGAAAGTTGGAGACTACAACATTCTGAAGACCCAGACTGGGAAGACGACGAAAATTATAGAAGAAACAATAGGAAGAAAGTTGCATACTGGAGAGTTTAGTGCTATAGTGACTTTTAATTTCTTTTTTTTCTTTTATTTTATAACAAGGTAATTTAAAAAATATGGCTGTAGAAAGAAACCCATTCGATCCTCTGCCCTATGCAGAGTTAAAGATTGAAATTGAACCTTCGATGTCTATGGACGAAGAAGGCAATGAAACTTCAATGGAATACGATCCAGAAGATGGAGGCGTAGTAGTTGAGTTCAAGCCTCCACCAAAGGACGACAGGTCTGAGGCACAGAAAAGTGAAACAGAAGAAGAGTTTTACAGAAATCTGGTAGAAGAGCTGGACGAAGATACTTTAAAGGATATTGCCAGTCAAGTATACGAAAACTTTACTGCAGACAAAGATAGCCGTTCCGAATGGGAAAGCATGTTTGAAAGAGGCTTCGATCTATTAGGATTGAAGCTGGAAGAAGCTTCGGAACCTTTTGAGGGTGAATGTACAGCCGTGCATCCAATTTTGATTGAATCTGCAGTAAAGTTTCAATCTAAAGCCATTCAAGAACTATTTCCTGCTTCAGGCCCAGTAAAGACACAAATTTTAGGCAAGCTTACAGAAGAGAAGCAGGAACAAGCTAACAGAATCAAGAACTTTATGAATTATCAGGTAACTGATTTGATGCCTGAATATTTCGATGAATTAGAAAGAAGCCTGTTCCATCTTCCTCTTATAGGTTCAGCATTCAAGAAAACTTACTTCGATCAGTCTTTAAACAGGCCGGTATCGGAGTTTATTCCAATCGACCAATTCTATGTCTCCTACTACGCAACCGATTTGAGAAGAGCAGACAGATATACGCACGTAATCTACAGAAGCCCTGTAGAAATGCAGCGAGACATGCTATCCGGCATGTACGTAGACGTAGACCTTCCAGAAGCTTCAATGCCGGAACAGACTCCAATGTCTCAAAAGATGGATTCGATCTTAGGCATTTCACCGTCTTCACAGAACGATCCTCAGTACGTTCTACTTGAACAACATTGCTACTTGCAGGACTTGGAAGAAGACGAAGATGGCTTGTCTCTTCCATACATTGTCACTATGGAACAGGAATCTCGTAGAGTTCTGTCTATCAGAAGAAACTACGACAAGAATGACAAAAGAAAAGAAAAAAAGATTTTCTTTACTCACTACAGATTTGTACCGGGTTTCGGATTCTATGGTTTAGGTCTGATTCACTTCTTAGGCAATCTGACTCTTACAGCTACAGCTTCAATGAGAGCACTAGTAGATGCAGGACAGTTTGCCAATCTACCGGGCGGTTTTAAAGCTAAAGGCACAAGAATCGTAGGCGATAACGATCCAATCGCACCGGGCGAGTGGAAAGAAATCGAATCTGTAGGTAACGATCTATCGAAGATGATTATTCCTCTTCCATACAAGGAACCTTCACAGACACTATTCCAGATGCTAGGCTTTGTTACAAGCACCGCACAGAAGTTTGCAGACAGCACAGAGCAGGTAGTAGCAGATGCAGCAAGCTATGGCCCTGTAGGAACGACTATGGCCCTTCTGGAAGCATCAAGCAAGTTCTTCAGCGCCATTCATAAACGTCTTCACAAGTCTCAAAAAGACGAATTTAAGATTCTAGCTAGAATTAACTACGAATATCTACCTGAAGAATCAATCTGCGATGTCCCTGAAGACTCGCTTACCATTTATAAAGCCGATTTCGACGGTAGAATCGACGTAATTCCAGCCTCCGATCCTAACATTCCGTCCAACGCACACCGCATGATGATGGCTCAAATGGCTTTACAGCTAGCAAATCAGTCGCCACCCGGCATGTTTAACGTAGAAGAACTCAATAGAACCATTCTATTGTCTGCTAACATGCCTAATATTGACGCAATCATGCCTAAAAAGCCTCAACCAGTACCTTTAGACCCAGTTTCAGACATTGCAGCAGCAGTAAAGGGTCTTCCAATCAAGGCTTTTATGGGTCAAAATCACGATGCTCACGTACAAGCTAAAATGGCTTACATGCAAGACCCACAAAACGGTGCAAATCCGTTAATGCAGCGTATTGCTCCAGTACTTCAAGCAAATATTCAAGAACACATGCTGATGAAGTATCAAGAACAGGTCAACGGCACAGCAAAAATGCTTATTGAACAGTACGGGCAGCAAGCAATCGAAGCAGGCATTAATCCTGACGATCCTAAAGTCATGGAAATGGTTATGGCTCAAGCTGCCATGCAAGTTGCACAGGCAAATGCTGCAATGGCTGCACAGCAACAGGCTATGACACCGGAAGCACAGATGGTTGCTCTGGAAGCACAGCGCCTTGAAGTCGAACGTCAAAAGGTTCAGGCACAAGTTGCTAAGGAAAGCGTAGATGCAGCAATGAAAAATAGAGAACTTGACCTTAAACAGGCAGAGATGCAGATCGACATGCTCAAAGAAGGCATTAAGACTTCTAATGTATCTCAAGAAAAAGAAAAGGACAGAAATACCAAAAAGGCAATTGCAGCTTTGGACGCCATTATGGACTTGGCAAAAGAACAGGCAGCAATAGACAACAGCAAAGCACTTAAAGCTGCAGACATGATTACGCAATTTGTAAAGGAAGCTAATAAAAACTAAGCTATGGTTTTATGGGAAGAAATAAATTCAGCCTTAGAAAAAGAAATTGAAGGCTTAAAAGAAAGTCTTGCATATGGTCACGCACCAAGTTATGATATGTACAGACAAATAGTAGGAAAAATCGAAGGCATTACTTACGCCAAAGATATTCTAACTCAAATTGTCAAAGCTAGACTCTATAATGAAGAAGAATAATAATAATAATAATAATAATAATAATAAACAAAAAAGAGGAGTACTATGGTACAGCAACCGTTTATGGCTACAGCCATTGACAATCAGGATTGGGTGACAGACGAAACTATTGAACTACTAGATAAAGACCTTCCAGAATTACCGGGCTATCACATTCTAGTTAGGCCGGTATCTATAAAGCAAAAGACTAAGGGCGGTATTATTCTGCCTGACAAGACGAAGGACGATGTAGCTTATCTAACTACAGTAGGTAAAGTTCTAAAGTTAGGCAAGCTGGCTTACAGAGATTCAGATAAGTTTCCAGAAGGTAACTGGTGCGATAAGGGCGATTACGTAGCTTACGGAAAACATACAGGACAGAAGTTCGTTTATAAAGGATTCAAGCTTCTTCTGCTGTTTGACGATCAGGTAATTATGAAGGTAGGTAATCCTACGTATCTCGATCCAACATTTAATTTGTCTAATTAAATAATCTGTGATATAAAAAAAAGAAATAAATATTACTACAAGCGACAATCCGTTAGTTTCGCAACTAGCGTAAAGAAAGGAAGAAGTTAGAATAATGGCTAATAACGAAGACCTAGATAATAATAACAATAATGAAGAATGGTCAACCATTGATGTAAGTGCATCAGGCAACTCTGCAAACAATGGAATTGAATTTGAAATTGAGCAAGAAGCAGAAAAAAAAGAAACTGCTAAACCTGTTGAAAAGAAAGAAGCTGCCAATAATGAAAGACCTGTTAAAGAACTTAGTAGAGAAAATCAGAGCGATTCTGAAGACAAGTCTAGACAAGTTTCTAAGTCTTCTGAAGAAGACGTGGCTAAAAATCAAGAACCAGTTCCAGAAGAGCTACAAGGCATTACTACAAAAGGTGCGGAAAAGCGTATTCGGCAGCTAATCAAGCAGCGAAAAGAACGAGAAGAAGAAAATAACAATCTTCGTAAAGAACTTGAAGAACTAAAAAATTCTCTTAAAGAACGGGAAGTACAGCTTTCAACATCCGTTAAAAGTTCTCTAGAGAGTAACGAAAGCCAGATTTCAAGCCGTTTGGAACGAGCAAAGCTACTGTACCGACAAGCGGCAGAACAAGGCGATCCAGATAAAATGCTGGAAGCCCAAGAAGAAATCAGCAAAGCATATGCTGAATCTTCTCGCCTTGAGCAGCAACGGGCTGCATGGGAGGAGTATAATGCTCGTTTAGAGCAGCAGAATGTTCGTGCGGCAGAACTTGCTAAACAGCAGAAGCAGCAAGAAGCACAGTACGATCCTAAAGCTGTTCAATGGGCATCGAAAAATAATTGGTTCGGTCAAGACCAGCTTATGACTGCAGCAGCACTTTCAATTGATGCAGAATTAAAGAATGAAGGTTTCGATCCAGCCGATGACGATTTTTATGAGGAAGTAGATGCAAGGCTAGCAAGGCAGTTTCCTCATAAGTTTTCACAGTCAAACCACCAGTCAAGTCAAGAAGACATGCAAGGTGAGACTGAACAACCTACTCGTTTGCAGGACAAAACGTCAAGTTCTGCGTCACAGGTAGTTTCAGGTGCGTCACGCACACCTAAGACTTCCTCTGCAGGAGGCAACGGTTCCAAAAGAGTAAAGCTTACTCAAGAAGATGTAAGGCTTGCTAATAAATGGGGCATTCCTCTAGAGCAGTATGCAGCAGAAAAGCTGAAGGTCGAAGAGGCTGACGGCGAATATACAACTGTATAACAGAAAAAAAAGATAGTATATAAAGAAAAAGCGTTTGCAAATTAAAAAAAGGGAACACACCTTAAAATGACACCTACTAATAACAATAACAGCACGAATACAACTAGTTCACGTACAAGTAACACAAGAGAAGCCAAAGCTAGACGTACTACTTTCGAAGAACCTAACTGGCTGGAAATTCCGGATTCAGTCAGAGTACGGTTCGCTAATGAAGGAATGGCACTACGCTGGATCAGAGTCATGCTAAAGAATCAGGATGACTACAGAAACGTAGGCAAGCGTTCAGCAGAAGGCTGGGAATTTGTAGATTCTGCAGAAGTCCCTGAAATGTTACATTCTTCTACCGTGAAGGAAGACGGACGATATGCAGGTGCGGTCTGTCGTGGAGACTTAGCTCTGGCAAAGATGCCAATCGAGCTAGCCGAATCTCGTCAAGAATACTATGAGAATCAGAGCAGAGAGATGGTTCAAGCAGTTAACTCTCAGTTAATGCGCGATAGCTCTTCTCGTATGCCTATCTCAAACCAAAGCCGCACGCGAGTTAGTCGCGGGAAAACACCTAAGTTTCAAGATTAATACTTACTTTTAACTTTTAGGCTGTAGACCCGAGAATTATTCAAGTGTGTATGTGCTTTTTTAACAATCAACTTCTCATTTTAATATGTGATAGAAAGGAAAGTGTAATATGACTACAACAAAAGCACTTGACGGTCTACGCCCTTCACGCAAGCGCGGCGCTGCTGCAAATAGCACTGGTGGTAATGAATACCCAATTGCTAGCGGTTACGCCTCAAATATCTTTACTGGCGACGTTGTCGTCAATGCTGCAGGGTACGTAAACGTCCTTACAACTACAACTGAAAAGGCAATGGGCGTATTCGTCGGTTGCCGCTATGTCGCTAACGGCGAACCAAAGTGGTCCGCTTATTGGCCTTCCGGTACGTCAGCAACCGATGCTTACGCAATGGTTATCGACGATCCAGCCGCTACATTCATTGTACAGGCTGACGCCTCAGTTTCAATTGGCGACATCAATTCACAAAACTTTAACGTTACTCTCGGTGCAGGTTCAACTGTAACAGGTCGGTCAGGCTTCGGTATCAACGCAGGTACTCGTACCACAGGCGTTGGCATGCTTCGCCCAATTGCCGTCCTTGCAGAACCCGGCAACGATATTGATGTTGCAGCAGAGCGGGCTTATCCAAAGCTTGAAGTTCGTATCGTCAAGCATGTCGATGCCTACATCTCTGCAGACGCATCAGTTAACTAATAGGGAAGAAGGAGTAATAAACTATGGCTATTAATCGTTCTAGCATTGCTAAAGAACTTCTTCCCGGTTTAAATGCAGTATTCGGTATGGAATATGGCGAAGTGGACAACGAACATGAGCCACTATATGCCATTGAACAGTCTGATCGTGCATTTGAAGAAGAAGTTCTATTCTCCGGCTTCGGCACTGCACCTGTAAAGGGTGAAGGTGCTGCAGTTCAGTACGATGACGCACAGGAAGGCTATACTGCTCGTTACACCAACGAGACAGTCGCCCTTGCTTTCGCCATCACTGAAGAAGCTATGGAAGACAACCTCTATGACACTTTCGCAAAGCTTCGTGCACGCGGTCTTGCCCGTGCAATGGCAAACACCAAGCAGGTAAAAGCTGCAGACGTTTTCAACAACGGCTTCAGCACTTCTTATCTTGGTGGCGACGGTGTCGCGCTATTCTCAGCTACTCACCCAACTATCGGTTCTGGCAATCAGTCCAATACTTTCGGTGCAGTTGACCTTAGCGAATCCTCACTTGAGACTGCTCTGATTACAATCTCAAAGGCTAAGGATGATCGTGGTATTCTAATCGGTCTACAGGCCGTTTCACTCCACGTTCCTTCCGATCTAGTCTTTACTGCAGATCAGATTCTCAACAGCCAGATGTCAACTGTAAT